GAGGGAAATCTCTGTTTCACTTGTAATGGTGCTGTAGGCTTTCGGAGACCCGCTATTAGTTGTTCTGGATGTTCAGAAAGCACAACTGTCGTGCACGAAGCAATTGCAAACTATGGTGCTGGAGGAGCTGGAAGTTGTGGTGACTGCGGCAGCTGCAACGCTGGTGGTTCTGGTGTTGTGTTTATTAGATATCCAACGGAGTACAGCGCAGCATCTAGTATTTCTGGTAACACACCAACTCCAGCTCAACCTGGATTTCATGTTTATCGCTTTAATGGTTCTGGTTCCATCACACTCTAAGGAGAAAAAAATAAATGGCACATTTCGCAAGACTAGATTCTAATAGTAAAGTCACGGACACCTATGTTGTAGATAACAACTGGGTTCTTGATGGTGATGGTAAGGAATCAGAAGCAGTAGGAATTAAATACCTTCAAGATCTTTATAAAACTACGGATTCTTTTGTTCAGTGTTCTATTAACGCAACCATAAGAAGTGTTTATCCTAAAGTAGGAGATACTTATGATGTCACTAATGATTGGTTTGAAAAACCCAAACCAGAAATTCATGATTCATGGGTTCAAAATTCTTCAACTGGTATATGGGAACCACCTTTTGCACCACCAGAAGTTACTTCTAAAAATGAATCTTGGTACTGGAACGAAGAAACTAAAAGTTATGTAGATTGTAACCCTGATAACAATCCATCACCAGAAGAATAAGCCAATCAATAAACTGTCTACTAAAACCTCCACAAGCTTGTGGAGGTTTTATAGTATCTGGAGATACACAGATTTCATGAGTTTATCAGGTAAAGAGAAGCTTCTATTCATCACCTCCTTCCTGATCTTTCTACAATGGGGTGTACGTGTCACTGAGAGGTTAGTGTATGCACTCAGTTAGTGTTATTGGAGAGGGGTCTAGAACCTCCTGTAAAGACGTTATACACTGGTTTATGAAGGAATACCTATTCAACTACTCAATAGACCTAACAGTTGTTCATATGGACCTGTCAGATGAGGGTGTTGATGGGTGGTGTATGAGGGAAGATGAACAGGAGTTTCTTATTCAAATTGATGAGAACTTAGAAGGTGAAGAACACACCAGAACAATCCTCCATGAGTGTTATCACGTTATGCAACATGTTCTGGGAATTTCACAGTGTGAGATCTGTGCTCAAATGAGTGAACAAATAAACCTTGACAAGTACAATCAATCCTGATAGACTAGGCTTGTCCGGGTTCATGAGAAATTTAACTTAAAGTAACTATGAAGACCAAATTCGTTACAGTTCAACCTAAGACTAATCAAGCAAAAAATCAATTTGTTAGTATGATGGACAGTCTCCATTCTTGTAGAGTTCAAAAAGAAGACAATGATGGTAGAATGTTTCTAGAATCAATTAGTGGACGTTATTTCTTTTGGATGGAGAAATCAAATGACCCACATTGGGCATTGATTAAATAAACACAACTGTCTTGAAAGTATATGAATACTCTTGAAAAATGTCAGAAAAGAAGAGATGCTTTAGGTCTTTTCGTTGAGTCAGTTATTAAACCAGATCCTCAACTTCGTGAATGTGCTCATAATCAGGAATGTTATAATGAATTGATGGAATGGAGAAAAGATATATTAGAATACTTGTCGGTTAGGAGAATTGAAGAGTTTGGTAAGTAAATAGTATGAATAGAAGAACTAAGTATGCTATCATCACAATACAGACTTCGATTGGAGTATATTTGTCAATGTATTTCTAAAGGTGAAGAAGTTGAATTAGCTGATATGATCTGGGCAGAGAAATTATCCAAGGCAAACACAACTGCAAGAGAATGGTTGAGAAAGGCAAGAAGAGAAGGATCAAATGATATTAAAGAAGGAAGTATGGATGATTTTTTAAATCGTATGGATTTGGGGGAAGCTGACCCTACGGATTATCGAAGTGGGTTTGATAGTGTTGACGACATTAAAGACTGGTTCATGAGAGACAAACCTGATGATTGGAGAACACGTGATTAATTCTGGAGGTATTAACTAATGACTGATAAAAAAATGATCGAAGATATTGACGAAAAGACTGCATATGAGTTACTATCTGAAGTTGAAAAGCTTCTAAACGCAGAGGTTAAATACTACACCTGTTCCGGCAGAGTAACCAAGAATAAAAAGATTATAATCGAGTATGACCGAAAAAACAAATAAGATATCTATGACTGCAGTAATTTATACAAATGGAAATCAGGAATGTGAGAGGATGAGTTGTCTTCTTAAAAATCTTCCCAATGTCTCAGAGTTTTTACAATATAAGTTAGGTGAACATTTCACAGAGAAATCTTTTTATAGTGAATTTGGCTCTGAAGCTACATATCCACAGGTTACTATTGGCAATAAACATATAGGTTCAATGAAAGAAACTCTTCAATATTTCAATAGCGAAGGATATTTGTGATTACAACAGAAAAACCGTCAGTTGTTGTGGTTCCTGAAGGTGCAGAATTAATTGAGGATGTTTTTTATGTCTGGAAGACACGTTTTGGTGTTTATAAATCCATGACTAAAGATGGTAGAAAGATGTTAATCGGAGCCACAAGGGAAGGTGTTGTGAATGCGACTTCATGGCATTTGAAATGTGAACAGGATGGGACTTTACATTTACATTCGCGTGTGGTAAATAGTGGTATTGTTTCCGGGAAATTATAAATGAAAGATCCTGATCTAGATTATTTTAATAAAAATAATATATTCTGGGGCGAACAAAATACACAAGAGTGGTCTCAAATGTTTAAACGATTGGTTGATAAGTATGGGAGTGTTCAACCTAATCCTGTAACAGGATTAGGTATATTTCTTATGGAAAAGTCAGGTGATAAGACTTGACGTAGGGCATTATATTATACTATAATAGATAGTAATACTTTAAAAAATTACACTTGAAAAATGAAATTATTAACTCTTGAAGATTATCAAAAAGCAGGAGAAACATTCTGGCCTAAGTATTGGTATGTTGCCAAAGAACTTGGTGAAGGTAGTAAACCAGAAGATATTTTGAAGGTTATGGAAGCAGTTGGTGGTGTGGCACTTAAACTTGTTTTGGATGATAAAGATGGACCCTTTGGATTTAATAAAAATAAAGAGGAAACTGAAGATGAAACCTTCTGACATTGAACTTACAAGTGTTTCAAAGAACTTTGAGTTTGAGAAATTATCAAGAGATCTTGATCAAATTTCTGATGTCAAAATTCTCCGAGAAATGTTGAAATGTTATTTGAAATTATATTTCAAACAACAAGAAGCGGTACTTGCCCTTAGTTTAATGGATATAAATTTACCAAGAAAAAAAGATGAAATTCGTATTGGAGATCAAGTTGTCTTTATTGGTGGATCAAAAGAACAAAGACAATGGGGAGGCTGTGATCCTGCATATCATTTGATTGAAGATGTAAGATATACGGTCACAGATGTAGAGATTAGATCACAACATACTAGAATAGAATTGAAAGGTATTACTGGTGCTTTCAATTCTGTATTGTTTAGGCTATATGATGAGTGATCATTATTGGGAAGAAAGATATTTCGCACTTAAAAGATGGACAGAGCATCAAATTGATATTTCAAATATTGATGATGTTACTGAAAAGGACTGGGTAGATTTTTGGTATAATTCAGAGTCTGAAGGTCTAGATATTCAAAATGTTTGGATATATATGGAAAAAATTGAACCACTGACACCTATTCAAGGAGATACTAATGACATTATCTAAAAATGTAGAAGAAAGTTTGAATGAAGCAACATCAAATCTAAGAAATGCTCTTGCATTTGCTGCTCGTAATGAAAAACCATTCATTTGTAAAGAGATTGCGGCTCTTATTCATAAGATTGAGAGTGTAAAACATTGCGAGGAAGTCTTTGATATGTTAGAGAATCGTAAAACTGGTGGTAGTGGTCTTTTTGGTACCTTTTTTGATGGAGAATGAATAAATATTACGATAATCCAAAGAAAATCTTAAAATTTCCGGCTTTTTGATGATTTTCCTATAATATATCTGTGTACCAACACATCTCTCCATGACTCTCACTAACGCAAACCAAAAACTTACTAGAAATGAACTTCATAGTATTGAAAATGCGGTAGAAGATGTAGGTATTCGGGCCATTCATCCTAATAGAATGGAAGCATTTGCCGCAGAATTAGTAGAAAGACTTAAAAGTACATCAGAAAAAAATAAATAATATTGAGTTGTATAACCAATATGGAAAAAACACCCATTAAACATGATCTACAACATGAAGTTTATATTGATCCAAAGGATCATAAGGAACACATTAATCATGGTATGATTGAATATACTGAAGAAGATTTAAAAACTTCTCATGCATATTATGATGAGTATCATAGGAATGATGAAGTTCTTCCTAATGAAGGTAAGATCAATGATTATCACACAAGACATGAAGATAAAGGTTTAGAAGTCTATTGTGAGAATCATCCAGATGCATTTGAATGCAGAGTGTATGAGGATTGAAACCAGTTTAAGAACTGTCACAAGGAGGGTCTTACCCTCCTTTTTTTATTGGTATAATTGTTAGTAACCTCCAAACTGTCCCAGTAGTGAAACCACTCTTTTATTATGTCCCTTAATCGCCATATTGAACACGTTGAGGATATGATTCTCACTGGTGACCTAAGTGTCATCGGAGAACTTTATAGTGAGAATCATATCAGTGTGAAGATGGATGGAGCTCCTGCAATAGTTTGGGGCACACATCCTGAGAATGGTGAGTTTTTCGTTTCGACAAAATCTGCTTTTAATAAGAAGAAAATCAAGACTTGTTTTACAAAACAGGATGTCATCCAACAT